GGAATCCTCGGAGTCCACCCCGGAAAGTGGACTCTCCGACAACTCATCGCCGCCCGCCAAAGCCGCTTAGAGCACGACTGGTGGCACACGGCAAACCTGATCTGCACGCTCGCCAACCTGCACCGAGACAAGAACAAGCCCGCCCAAGAGCCGTCGAAGTTCCATCCGTTCGCCAAGAAGAAGCCCGCCCGCCAGGCCACGCCTGAAGAAATCGCCAAGCTGCTCGGACCCAACTGGCATGAGGTGAAAACGTGAGTGCCGGTCGGATTCGTCAAGGCGGTGTGTTTGTCGAGATCGGGGCAGATGCCCGGCAGTTCTTCGCTGCGCTGAACAAGGTGCAGAAGGAGGTGGCCCGGGTCGGACAGGCGATGACCTCGATGGGCTCACGCATGGCCGGCATCGGGGCGGCCATCGGTGCGCCCATCGTTTTGGCTGCTCGCCAGTTTGCCGGATTCGACGACGCCATCCGGCTCACGGGCGCTGTCAGCGGTGCGACTGGGGCCGACTTGCAAATGCTGAACGACCGGGCCCGCGAGCTCGGTGCCACCACTTCGTTTACGGCCATTCAGGTGGCCACGCTCATGGGCGAGCTCGGCCGGGCTGGCTTCAAGCCCGACGAGATCAACGCCATGACTGGTGCGGTGCTCGACTTGGCGAGGGCTAGCGGCACCGACGCTGCACTTTCGGCTGGAATCATGGCTGCGACCTTGCGGCAGTTCGGCTTGGGGGCGACCGATGCCACCCGGGCTGCCGACGTGCTGACGGCTGCGGCAAATTCCACGTTCAACACCGTCGAGGGCCTGGGTGAATCGCTGAAATACGCCGGACCGGTCGCCAAGTCTCTTGGCATGAGCCTTGAGGACACGGCAGCCATCCTTGGCGTGCTCGGAAACGTCGGCATTCAGGGCAGCGAGGCCGGCACGGCCCTGCGGCGATTGTCGGTCATCTCGGCCGGTGCTGGCGAAGAATTGCAGAAGCTGTTTGGCGTCAGCAACACGGATGCGGCCGGCAACCTGAAGCCGCTTGTTGACATCTTGGACGAGATCAACAAGGTCACGGCCGGGATGCCGGTTGCCGAACGCACCAGACGGATGGCCGAGGCGTTTGGGCTGCTTGGCATCACCTCGGCCAATGTGCTGTCGTCTTCGGCTGAAGGCGTTCGCGGCCTTGCCGATCAATTGCGGGCAGCCGGCGGCACCGCCGCTCGTACGGCCAAGGAAATGGACGCTGGCCTCGGCGGGTCAATGAGGATCCTGCTGTCTGCGATTGAGGGCACCGCTCTGGCGATTGGCGATGCGTTGGCCCCGTCGCTACAGCAAGCCGCCAAGTTTGCTGAGCAGACTTCCACGGCCATCACGTCGTTCGTCAAACGCCACCAGGAGCTAGTCGTCAGCGTGGCCAGCGGCGTGGCCGGCTTCGCCGCCGCAGGCGTAGCCATGTTGGCGATGGGCCACGTCGTGAGCATGGTGGCGTCTGTGTTTGGAACGCTGCTCATGGCATCCAAGGCCGTCGTCGCGCCGTTGTTTGCCATCGTGGCCACCGTGTCGTCGATGATCATGTCGTTCGCCGCCGCAGTGGCTGGCATACTGGCGTATTCGGCCACCTCGATCGCGGCGGCAGCGGCCAGTGGTGCGGCATGGGTAGCGGCTCACGCGCCGCTCGCCATCCTTCTTGGGCTTATCGCCGCTCTGGGCGTGGCGGCGTTCAACCTCGTAGGCGGGTTTGATGGCTTGTCTGCCAGCATTCGCCAGGGCGTGGCATCGGCAGCGACCGATGCGTCTGTGGTGCTATCTGACCTGGGCCGTGTGGCTAAAACGACGATGCAGGGCGTTTACGACTCCATCGTGGCCGGCGACCTCGAGGGGGCCATGGCCATCGCGCTCAAGGGCCTGCTGGCGGCATGGATCCGTGGCACGAGCGCCTTGCAAGGCAAGATCGACGGGTTCTTTGCGTTCATCAAAAACAGTGCTGACGCCGCAGCGACGATTGCCAGCAATCCGCTCATTGCCTTTGATGCGATCCAAAGCCCGGAAATTGTCGCCGATCGTCGGGCGTTGCAGCGTCGGCAGGACGCGCGGCTCAATCAAGTCACGGCCGACCAACTGTCGCGTGATGCCAAGGCGGTAGACGCGGAGAACGACCTGCGGAACATGGCCCGAGATGCGGGCCTGACTCGCACGCTGCGTGGCCAGGCGGATGGCGTGATCACTAGCGTTGGCAACGCTGGCTCAATGCAGCAGTTAACTGATTTGGCCGACGAGTTCTTCACGCTCAAGGAAACCGGCCGGCTGGCTGCTGAACAGCAGCAGAAGTATGCCGACGCTGTGGACGCCGCCACGGAACGACTCAACGACCGTGGGTCGCCTGTTGTGGACGCAGGAACGCCAGCCGGCGGTCCCGGCGTTCCGCCACCGCCACCGCCGCCAGATCCGGCCGCCCTGCAGCGAGCGGCCATGGCCGCCGCCGCAAGCCAAGCCGAAGTGGCCGGAACGTTTTCGGCCGACGCCGTTGGCGGCATGGGTTTTGGTTCGTCGCTGCAGCAGAAGCAGCTAGAAGAGCTCAAGGGTATTCGCGAAGAGGTCAAGAAACTAAACGACGACGGAGCCGTGGCCGCCTAATGCCTACCTTCACTTGGGTCGAAGACCAGTCGAGCCGGTCCGCATCCATCGTCCGCAAGGGACGCAAGGCGACGTCCAACTACAAAAAGTCGTGGAAGATTTTCGGCTCGTCCGACGACTTGGCCATCCACGCCGACATCGACCAGACGCTGTGGTCGCAATACCTGTTCTGGCAATACCCTGGCCAGCCCGAGAACCAGCTGCACCTCGACCACTACACGCTGGAATATCTCGGTGACGAGGCGTGGCAGCTCGAGGCCACCTACGTCAAGGAAGGTGCCGAGGATCCGAGTGGCGACAGTGGCGGCGGCGGCGACGGCAGCGGCAATGGGTTCCGCCGGAGCCGGTCGTTTGACACCAGCGGCCAGACGTCGCACATGACGCAGGCAATCGCCGTTCCGCCAGATACTGGGCAGCGTCGCTACCCAGCTGGTGGTCAAGACCCTGCGCCAGATATGTCGGGCATCATCGGCGTGGACGGCAATTCCGTTCAGGGCGTGGACGTGGTCATTCCGGCGTTGCAGTGGACGGAGAGCTACGACGTGCCGGCTGCATACGTCACCACTGCTTACATCCATGCATTGTCTCGCGTAACAGGCACGGTCAATAACGCTGCGTTCCGTACGTTCCCGGCTGGCGAAGTGTTGTTTCTTGGTGCGTCGGGATCGCACGAGTGGGACGCAGAAAAAGGCGACGGCCCGTGGAGTCTGACGTACAAGTTTCTTGCCAGCCTGAACGCAGGTGCTGGGCAGACGCTGCCGGCACTCACCGTTGGCAACATCAGTGGCATTGAGAAAAAGGGCCACGAGTACCTGTGGGTGCGGTACGAGGACGACGTCTCCGACTCCACGCTCGTCAAGGTGCCAAAGCACGTCTACGTGAATCGGGTGTACCGTGACTCCAACTTCGCCGACCTCGGCATTGGCACTGGAGTCGGTGGCTAATGCCTCGCCAGGACGGACGCATCGAGCAGGGGCAGTCGCTGAAGTCGGCGATCTCGGCCCGGGCGTGGAACCGCGCCCAGGATGCGGCCGACATTGTGCTGGGGCAGCGGTATGGACAGATCGCAGGCAGCCCTGCACCAACAACCAATTCTTACAATTCCGTGCTCGTGAGAAACACGAGCGGTTCGGACGTGCCGTGGCTTGGCGTCTTGGGGATTTCAGGAATTGCCATCGACCCATCTGGCGGCACATTAGACGGCAGTGATCCAGCGTCGGCACGGGCCAGGTCGTTTGCGTCAGAACCGATCCTGCAAGGCACCACTCCGACGACTCAGTCGCACCGCAACACGTTCGTGGTGGCAATGGAACCGATAGCTAGTGGCAAGATTGGTGCGGCGGCGATCGGCGGTGCTTTTGCGTGTGTCGTTCACGTCCTGAGCGCCGACCACGGATATGCCGTAGTCAAGGACTCAGACCGGACGCAGTTGCAATCGGCAAGTTGCGGGCCGGTGCAGCTGCTCTGGAAAGAGTCCGGGACCGGAGAGCACAAGTTTGCCGTCGGGGCGCTATAATGCCGCGCCGCAACAACTCTTGCCGCTGCTGCTGCCAGTGGATCGAGCTCGTTCGCGCGCCGCTCGAGGCGACTGACACTGGCTACGTCCACCCGGAGTGGGATCCGCAGTCGCTGAATTGCGAGCCGCTCGTGGTGTCGTCTCCGCTGGGCGGCACTGCCTACGTTGCCACGGACGGCAGCGTAGAACTTGTGTCGTTTGGGCCGACTGCGTTTCAGCCGTATGCCGATTTCTTTCCGGCGACGCTGGAAGTCAATGGCGACGTGGCCCCACAAACAGGCGGAATCCTAGTCGGTCAAGATTTGGCGCACGACGTGGGCAGCGCTCGCGTCACCATGCCATCAGGAGCCGTGGCTGAATCAAGCGTCACGGTTGGCACGGTCAATCTGCCGGAAGATATGTATTCGCTACTCAATGTTCGTCCTGTCAATAGCGACAGCGACGAAAACCGATACGCGATAAGCCTGTTTGAGATTCCTCCATTTTTCAACCCAAGCGCTTCGCTGCCGGAACTGGATTCATTGCCGCGCGACGGCATAGAGGAATGGGGCGAGCTGGTTACTAGACCTCCTGGAGTTAGCCAGTGGATCGAAGTGCCTCCGCCGTGGGGGCCAACATACCAAGACTTAGGATTTGTGGACGTTTGGTGGGAAGGCAGGCCGCTACCGGAAGTCGCTTACTACTCAACCACAATCATTGCAGTAGGCGATGATACGCGACTTCATTACGGCGGCTACTCGCACCGCATGATCGTGACTGAGCAGCCGACTGAGGCCGGCGGACTGTGCGTGACGGCGTGCATTGGCGACCCGCCGCAAATGTCCGCTAGTTCGCACGCCGGCGTCGAATTCAAGCCCACACGCTCAAGCGACGCGCTGCCGGGCTACACGGACAAGCCCGTCAAGAAGCTCCTCGGCCAGCGGGTGACGCTGTACCGGGACGGCGACGTTGCGATGAGCCCGACAGTTCGCCCCACCGAGGCAGCATCCGACTCCGCCACGCTTGAAGACGGCAGCTACCTAGTCGTGTCAGTCGTGGACGAAGCCAGCGACGATCCACGCAATCTGTATCACGGCGTGACTGGCGAAGACAGCGGTGCCGGAAATTGGCCGAACGGGTGGTTTTTCGGCGCACGCTGGCGAGCCGCAAAATTCACGAAGGATTTTGCCGCGTTTGTGGTAGACGCCCGAAAGCCGGGCGTTGGGTTTGCAACATGGGACGACATATACAGCGGATTTTGGAGTGGTGATACTACCAGTAACGGCGTGACATTGTACGGAACGGAACCTATCCGTGGCGGCGCTATTCTGCCGGCCAGTGCTCTCCAGGTGCCGGTGACGCAAGGCACGCACACGGTCACGGTCTACGACCACAATGCGGTATTCGATCGCGCTGGGAACAGGCCGCACGAACCGACAACGACACATACTTACAAAGTTTGGCCGAGGCTTCAGCCAGGCAATCGCGTCGGTCCAATAGCGACGTTGCTGCTCCCAGGCGAATCGCGGCGTCAACAGTTTCCGTTTGTTTTTGTCCGCAAGAATAAGCAGTTGATCGCTCCAGTAAGCAGTCCTGTCGCAACTGCCACGATCGTGTTTGATCGCACCGTCGTGCCGGCTGGAGACGACACGATCGAGGCCACCATCGCCGCGGCAATGTCGCTAACGAACAACGGCGAGTCCGTAGGTGCCACGTTCACGGCGACCGAAGTGACGCCCGGCCTAAAATATTCTGTAGCGTGGGACGCCGACCAGCCACCGCGGGAGTTTTTCTTGTTGACGTTCGCGCCCGATGGCGGCCTGGTCGCAGACGACGACACCGCAGACCCTTGCCAGTTGGCCGCGCGGGCCTCATGGCTGATGGCCGACGATGTTCCGTCGCCGACGCTGATCGACGTTTCTTCGTCTGTGCGATCCATCGGCGGCGTGGCGAGCGTGACTGAAATGCGATCTGCGACAGCATTGCCTGGACGCGTGTCTTTGGAAGTGTCTGGCGGTGTGTTTTTGCAAAGCAACCAGGGTCCAGAGGCGGTCGAGATCGAGGACGCCGACGAGAACGTGACGGGACTCGGCCGATACCGGCCTATCGGCGATGCTGGGTTCGTGCCGGAAGTTCCGGCGATGACCAGTCCGGCGGACCGCAGTTCGTTTTGGGGCTTGGGCACCACCATTGACCCATGCCCGCCAGGGTTCGTCAGCGGATGCGGCTACCCGTCTGGGCCGCAGAAGCACGCATCTGCGATCCGTTGCGACGGAGACATCACGTCGCTCGAGGTGCGGCTCGTGCCCTGCGATGGGGATGGCAATGAGATTGCGCAAGACGCAGTGTATTGGGGGCCTTATTTCCGGGAGGGCAACGACCCGGAGATAAACTTTCCAATCTCGGGGCACGACACGTCACCCGAGGAATGGAGGGACGTCATTTATTTCTCTTTGCCTGGAATCCTTGCGCTCAATACCTCGCCATTGCAATTCGCTGCTCAACTTGACGGGCACGCGCTCGCGCAGAACAACTGGTACTGCGGCGACAGCATCGACGGCGAGATGATCGTGTATCCCGTGCCGACGTGGCCCTACGTCAAAAACATGGAGGAAGGCGGCGAGCAGCTCATTCGTGGAGGAGACTTGATCTACTGGTTGGACGAGTCGCCAGTCGCCAAGGTTCCTCCAGACGTTGACGACTATGAATTCAACACCGTGTTCAACGTGTGGCAAAACGCCTACACGCACGACGAGCTCTGGACGCAGGCGCAAGTTGACGAAAAAGGGCTGATTGTCGGGACGGGATCTTTTTTGGATCCGACCGTCGCGCTAGAAGTCGAGCCTCCGCACTGGCAGAACGGGTTTTGGAACAGAAGTCCCACGGCCACTTATGACGGCCCTGCAAACGACGACAAGCGGCAAATCAGAATGTTGAAAGGCACGGTGTCTGCCACTAAGTCGATGTCCCGATTGAGTGCGTCCCGTGCCGCAAAAGTGTTCACGCAGTTGGGCACGGCTACGCTTGGCGAGTTAGTGCTTTCGCTAAACGTCGCGTTTGTCCTCGAGGCGAATCTTCACTACGAAGACCGTGAAAGAGAGTGGCCGACGACGGTAGACGCGCAAGTGAGACAATCACGCACATGGCCCGGCCCAGGCCCTGAGCCAGCGAACTTTAAGAAATACCTCGTGATAGGCAGAGGACCCACCGTTGTCACCTGGGGCGAGATGACGAGCATTGGCGAACAAGACGTAGTCAAGCGCCAGATCGCCGGAATCAACGACACGCTGGTGCTGTCGCAAGACAAAGAGCAGGCGATTGCGGAGGGCGAGGAAATCACAGTCCCGGCCAATACGGTCCCGAGCTATCTATGGAAAATCAAAAAGGGCTAGGCGACCTTGTGGCCTACGCGTTTGCCACGGTCGGTATTACGAAAGGTCGCGTCTCGCTCGTGGCTCGGGTTGTCGGGATCGAGGATTGCGGGTGCGAGAAACGGCAGGAATGGCTGAACCAGTTTGGCTACAGTCTCGGAATTGGTGCTCCACATGACATTCCGCACCGCCCTCGCTGACCGTCTCGCCGCTGCGGCCTCGCCGCTGCCGCCGGTCGCCGACTACCGTGGCCTCGTCGTCGTCGCCGGTGGCGAGCTCTACGGCCGGTTGGCGTGGAACCTCATCACCACGCTCCGGGGTCTGGGCTGCACTCTTCCGGTCGAGCTGTGGCACTTCTCCCACGAGATGCCTGAGCCGATGCGGTCGGTGTTCACAAGCGAGCCGGGCATTCGCCTGGTGGACGTGGGCCAATACTGCCGGGAGCACGGCATTGCCACCAGGGCCGTGGCCAGGTCGCCGCAGCACGCCGGGTGGTGGCTCAAGTCGTTCGCCCTGCG